AATCAGGGCGTTGTGGACGACGCTGTAGTTCAGGTGTGGGCGTGCGCTGCGGACGATCATTTGCCACTGTCCCAGATCATGCGGAGCATCCAGCCGAGGGCCAGGCCTGCGCCCAGGGTCAACAGGATTTCAATGCGATCGGCCCAATAGTCCGAGATAACGACTTCGGCGATCATGACTTAAACCCCATCATTTGTGAAACCGATAGCAGGTCGGTCATTTTGATGTTCTGAATGCCTTCGGCTGCTCGATAGAAATCCGAAACTGGGCGGCCGGGCGAAAACATAACGCGTTTTCCTTCTGCTAGGTACGGTGCGGCAATACGCCATGCAAACCACTTAATGCTTTGGTTTTGACCCTCGTGGTTATTGCAGGTGGTGCACAAGTAACCCCTGAATAATTGGGTGAAATGGCAGTGATCGCGCACCAACTGACCTTTAGGAAACTCACCGTCTTTGTGATTACACATTCCGCAATGACCGTCAGGGCCCCACAACGTCTCACGCCCCGGATGCTGTTCCTGAATTGCTTGGAACGACCATTCGAGCAGGTATTTCAGTACCTCGTTTTTCACAGTTCGCCCTCCTCCATGCGTCGGATGCGCTCGACGTTGCGGGCCACGCGAGCCTTGAGGTTCTTGTTGTCGGCCTCCAATGCTTCGCAGGCACTTTCCAGCGACGCCACTACCGCCCTAAGTTCGCCGTACTGGGTGACGCGAAACGCCAACTGGTCGCGGAGCCGCTGGTTCTCCACCTCTAGGTCATGCACCTTGTGCTTGAGCACCTCAATCTGTTGCGTCGCGATCTCCATGACGCGGGTCGTTTCGGCGAGTTGCCGAAGCAGGTGGTCCATGTAGTCAATCCCTTTCACTAAGTCGGTCCTTGATGATGTTGATGTCTCGAGGTCGCCAGATATGGACCTCTTGGCCGGCCTCGCGCAGTGCGGCGATCCAGGCGTCCTGTTGTGGGCTGGTGCGGCCAATCGCCGACTTCAGTTCCACGAAAATCGTGTGGTGGCCCTTGACCAGCACTAGGTCTGGAAAGCCTGCGTTGCCCTGGATCGGTGTAGCCCATTTGCCCGACGGCATCTGGGCAGGCCGCGTGTGGTGGACCAGCCAGCCATACAGGCGGGCCAATTCGACCACCGCGTTTTGCAGGGCTTTCTCGTTGATCTTGAAAATCTTGCCAATGTCATCGCTTGGCATTGAGTTCCTCCAGGTCGACAAGCAGTTTCCAGTTAAGTACCCAAGCGTTCCAGGCGTGGTTGAACGTGCCGTAGTCGACGATGAAGCCGAGGGTCGTGTAGCCGACGAGGCGCACCTGGTTGTTTCGTGGGCTGGCCCACGCCAGGACATAGATCCGGTCGGGGCTGTACTTCTGCTGGGCTGATGCTTTGACGGTCATGTCCAGGCCGATGGAGTGCAGCCGACGGGTCCGAACCTCACAGTTGCCTACGTCGAAACCTCCGGCGTCGTAGTCCGCGCCTTTGGACGCGACCCAGGGCAAGCCGGACCATTTGGCAAACGCGATCTCGCCCATGACGCCCAGCATGTCGTTTTCGATTGACTGGTTGGCGGGGCCGTTGCTGGTTGCGCCTCGAGCACGGATCGCCGCCTGCCGGGCTTCTGCTTCGGCGAGCGCCAACGCCATCTCGCCCGGTGTCAGGCCGACGACCTTGGTGCGTGGCATCGGGAGGATGGTGCCCATCAGAACGGCTCCTCTTGGCCGGCCGCCTCGTCCAGTTGCTGTTGCGCTTTCTTGAGCGTGTCGATCAGGCCGGAGGCTTCGCGCTTGTTCCGCGGGGTTGGGCCCGTGTACTTAAGAGCCTGGAGCATTCGTAGTTGGGCCTGTGACGGGCCGTCGCCGGATTGTGGGACAGCGGAGCCCACTGGGGCTCTGCGTGGCTCCTGCGGGCTTGTAGGGGCCTGTGTGTCGTCACGGCGGGCTTGCACCTCGTTCGCCGATGCGATCGATCCCTGGATGCCGATGCCCATGTAGCCCAGAGCGCGGCCAAGGGCCGACGTGAAACCGACCATGAGTTCGCTGTTGCGGGTGTACGGCGTGACGCCGGGCAGTGGCTCCCAGGCCGACGCGATCGACGGGATTGGGTCGTCGGCTGTGCGCCAGGCAGTGACGGTGCAAACGAGGTAGAGCTTGTCGCCGACCTCGAGCAGTTCGCGGCCGGTTTCCTGCACGCGCAGGTCGGGCCACTTGTCCAAGGCCAGTTTGAGTCGCGTCGCTACGTCGACGTAGTTGGATAGGTCCATTCGGTTTTCTCCTGTCGGTGAGAAGTTAGTGACTGTTTATCACACGGGTGCGCGCAAGTTTCCATCTTTCGGCTTCTGTTGTTCCGCCGTAGATGCCGGGCAACTGGATGTATCGACCTCTGACGAACGACAGGGCGTACTCGAGACAGTCGGTTCGGACTGGGCACGACTGACAGATTGTTTTGGCTTGCTTGATCTGCCGGTTGAGGTGTGGGCCTGGTGTGGGAAAGAACGTTTCTAGTGGGAAGTCGAGGCAGGCGGCTCGATCTTTCCAGTTCAGGCTCCGCTGTACGTTGTCCACGGCAGGAAACCGTCGCCATTCCGGTCGAGGCTGTACAACCAGATTGCCAAGGCGGATCGCAGGTTTGTGATGGGGTCGAACAGGCTGTCGCAGTCGACGACGAGCCCGCGGTCTTGCAACCAGCCGGCCTCGCTGTAGCGCGATGGTTTGCACCAGTATCGGTTGATTTGCATGAGGCCGTGGTCGGGGCCGGAGTCGGCGGTTGGTGTGCAGCGGGACTCGCGCCACATGATTGTCAGCGCGGTCGCCAGGATCTCTCGGTCAGCGGGCCAGCCGGCCTCCAGCATCGTCGGCAACCATTCGTAGCAGACATGGTCGACTAGTACGGCTGGGAGTGTCGTCGTGGTGGTTGGCGGCACTGTCGTCGTCGTGACGATCGTAGAGCTGCTCGAGCTGGTGGTGCTGGCCGGTGAGGTGACCACGACGGTGTTGGGTGCGGTCCACGGTGTTTCTAGTTGTGGGTCGGGGCCGGTGTCCCAGAATGCGCCGAGGGCGATTGCGGAAATGGCAAGGCCGAGGGCCAGGCGGGTGGGGTTCATGGGTTGCTCCTGTCTGTCGGGTCCAGGTGTGGGCCTGGGTCTACCGAGTCAGTCGGGCAAGGTCAAGTCATTGACCGTCATCGTCGTTTCGTCGGGCCATGGCTCCTCCGGCGGCGAGGCCGGTGAGGGCCCCGCCGATCGAAAACATGAGTGGTTCAAGAATGCCGAGAAAGGCGGCGTCGTTGGGTGATTGTTCTGCTGGCTGGTACACGAAAATGAGGCTGTAGAGCAGGGCGATGACGGAGAAGCCGAGAACGCCGGCCAGGGTGAGGATCAGGACGGCGCGGGTGCGGGCCTCGAGCTCGTCAGGGCTCATCCTGCGGCGTCGTGGTCGTGGGCTGGTTTCTTGGGTCATCGGCTGGGTTCCTGTAGCGGTCAGTGCAAGCGGTGATGAGTGTGGCGGTGGCTGTCGCTACGACGAGCGCCATTTGCCACCGAACGGATCGGGTCATAAATCCTCATTTCTTGAGGGCCGCCGCAATCTCGTCCAAGATCGCCTTGAACACTGCGTCGACCTTTGTGGGGTTGTCGGCCATGTCGGGCGAAATTTCGTAGTGAACCCAGTTGCCTCCGGGTCCAATGGTGTTCTTTTCGTAGACCTTCCAGGCGTCCCGGTCGCATCGATAGCCCGCGCCGTAGCCCTTGGTCTGGATGTAGTTGCCGACGTAGTCGTGGATTTCCTCGATGCCGAGGCGGTCACGGAAGTCGTACAGGAAAGCGGTCGCTTGTTTGCATTGGGTGGGCGTGCCACCAAGGTCGCAGGCCCGGCCGGTCGCGTGGACCGATAGGCCGGTGCCTCCTCGGACGGCTCGGCTGGCGTAAATGCCGAGGTTTTTCATGCCGAACAGAAAGCCCATGGTGTCCTGGAAGCGTTTGGTGCCAGGGCGTGCGCCTTTGACACCGTGGGCGTCCTTGTTGCCGGTGTATGGGCGACTCATGCTGGCGGTGTCGGCCAGACCGGGTTAAGTGGGTCGGTCGTGTTGGCCGGGAGGTCGCGGAGCTCTTGACGGTACGCCTTCCACGATGCCGTCGAGGTTGGCGTGTCGGCCAGGACGGTCCAGTCACAAGCGGCAAGAAGCCGGTTCCGTTCGGCTCGCAACAACGTAAAGCCATGCTGGGCGTAGGCGTCGGCAAGTTGTTCGTCCGTTGGCGTGTCGCCATGGATTTCGAGGTCGTCGCCGCGTCGAGTCCATTCGATCCCGAGTTGGCTCAATGCAAGCGTTTTTTGATCAAGTGTGAGTGTCATGGCGCGATCTCCCAGGCGATCATCAGGGCAGGGTTGTTTGCTGTTTGGTTGATGTCAATTTGTGAACTGGCATTATCGACATTTACCCTCATTTTGTAGGTGCGTGCCGAGGTATTCGGTGGCGTTCCAATCCAAAACATTGACAAAGGAACGTAGTGCAACGCACCAACTGTCGACGCGGCAACTAAACGCCGACCTAACTGTGTTGAATACAGATTGCTAGCTGCGGTGCTGTCATAAAGGTTTGCGTCGCCAGTACGGACATCGGTGTTTGCAGCAGTGACGTTTTGGATAGCAAATTTACTTTGTGCCATCAACAAAATGTAATTGCTTGAACTGGTTGGAGTAATGGTCACTTCAAGGCCCGTATCGACAAGCGACGTAGAACTTGTTGAAAACGTCGATGTAAAGGTGCCATAAACGACTTGAATGATTTTCCCTGTCACCGCGCCGTATGCGATTGAACCTGCGCCGTCAGCAACGGGAACCTGGCCGGCCGTGGCAGATGTCGGGTCGAACAGGTTGAGGTTTGTGCCGATGTTGTTGACTTGGGCGGCGGTAAGTACGTCGCCGTCGACGAAGTCGGTTTTGGTGGGCCAGGTCATGGATTTCTCCTAGAGGGTGTTGGTTCCGAGAATACCGAATTCGGTGCTTCCCAGGATGAAGGCGGTGGATAGTGGGTAGGCGGTGGTGAATGTGCTGATCCAGCGGTCGGGTGTGATGTCGGCGGTGTGGCCCTGGATCGTAAGTCGCAACGTGATGTCGGTGCCTCCAGCCATGGATTTGGTGATCGTGACCGGATCGCCGATCTCCATGGCGAGGCCAGCGGCGACCCGGCTGGTGTCGCTGGACATGTCTAGGGTGAAACTGTCGACGCGAAGGCGTGGCTGTTTCCGGTAGTTGAGGATCGCTGTGGCTCGAGATAGGGCCAAGGCGTTTGTTTCCATCATCAGGCCAGAACGGTTGTAGGACCGCAGGAAGTACTCGTCGATCGATGCCGAGTCGGACACGGTTTGGGGCGAACCGGAAAGCCGGGTGAGGGTGACTTCGTTGGCAAGTTCGGTTTCGTCGTAGTTGATGTCGATGTCTTGGTATTGGATGTCGACGCCGTTGTCGTCAAATTCGTAGGGTGTGCCGGCCGCTTTCTGGGCGAGTGTGGCGCGGCTGTAGTAGATCGCTTTGCCGTCGTGGTCGACAAAGAACGCGCCGAGGTCGGATTGTTCGACGGTTTGGATTGCGCCCAGGGCGGGTCGGAAGCCGCCGGGGTCGTTCTCGAGTTCGGTGTCGCCGAGGTCGATTGAGCGTTGGCCGGACGGCCAGGAAATCGCGTCAAGGATCAGATCGATGCGTTCGCCGGGCAGGTCTTTGTTGGCGGCTCCGGCGACATTGTCGATGTTGGCGAGCTGCATGAGGCGGAAGCCGTCGGTGGCTTGGATTGTGACGATGGCGTAGTCGGCGGAGGCGGCGGCCCAGGTGTAGTCCCAGGAGGTGATGAAACCGGCGAATAGGGCGTATTCGGTGCCGTTGTAGGTCGTGTGGATTTTGACCTGCCGCATCGGCTTGATTTCGGGGTAGTACGGGCTGGAGGTGTTGGCGGGGTTCCAGTCGCCGTTGAAGTCCAGGAATTCGATGGTGGCTTCGCCAGGCAGGTATTGCTCGAACATTCGGTCGCGGCCGTGGCGGGTCGAGATGCGGGTGACTTGGCTGGAGATGTCGATTTCTTGGATGGTGCTGGAGGCGAGGATGTTGGTGCCGAGAATGCCGTCCAGTTGGTCGCCCAGGATTAATGGGTCGCCAAATGAGGCGCCGACGCCAAGCCGGATGACGGTGACGGGTTGGCAGGGCAGGGTCATGAGTTGGAGTACACCAGCGGTGCGCCGTTGCGCTGGCTGTCGATCAGGCCCTTACGGACGGAGTTGACTAGGTCGCGTTCGGTAACGACGGAACCTGCGACGTTGACGGTGACGTTGCCGACGCCGGGTCGTCCGGCCAATGACAGGCTGCGCCGGCCGAGCACTTCCGACGGGGTTTCGCCGGGTCCGATCGGAATGCCGGACACAGTTGGAACGAACGTGACGGTGCGGGGCCGGCCGAGTTGGTTGAAGATTGCCTCGATTTCTTGCAGGTTGGCTGTCTCGAGACGGGCCAGGAAGTCGGTTTTCTTTTCGGTTGGGATGCCTTCGGTCTGGATAATGTATTCGCCGAGTTCGACGCGCAAGCGATCCAGCGCGGACTCGGACTCGCGGATCGAGGCCGGTGTGCCCTCCACGAACGCTTCGATTGCGGCGTCCTTGACCTTGTCGATTTCGTCGACGAGATTGCGCCAAGCTTCGCGCCGGTCGACGTTGCCTTTCAGTTCGGTGAGAGCGTCGTCCACGTCCTCGAGCGTGCTGGTGGCTTCCTCATTGGCTAGCGACAGGGCATAGACCTTTCGGACTGTTTCGCGCATGGAGTCGGACAGTTCGGCTGCGGCTTTGCTGTTGCCGGTGATGCCTTCGGCCATGAGTTCCATGTCTTTGGTGACGGCACCGGCCACGACCTTGAAGATCCGGCCGACTGTGTCGGCATGGCCGGCGATGTCGGCCAGTTGCTCGGTGAACTTGGTGAGGATCGGGGCGAGGGTGACGCCGACGGCGATGGTGAATTCTTCGATGGCGTCGCCAAGCGCGTCTTGGGCGGCGCGAAGATCCTTGGCTTTCTGGATTTCGCGTTCGTCAATGACTTTGGCTTCGCCGACTCCCTCGAGCGCCGCGGTGAGCTCGTCGGCGCCCATCTCAACCATCTCGGATAGTTCAGTCCATGACTTGCCTAGAAGTTGCGTGGCGAGGCGGGCCCGCTGGGCTGGGTCGTTGACCTTGCCGAGGGCGTCGACGGTCTTAAGAAATGTGGCGTTGACATCGGTGGCGCCGTCGGCGGTTTTGACGATCTCCACGCCGAGTTCGCCGAATGCGGCCGAATTGTCGCCGACCGCACGGTTGAGACGGTTAAACGCGGTAATCAGCGTGTTGGATTCAACGCCGATGTCGCCGGCCGCTTCAATCCATCGCGATGCTTCCTCAGCGGCGAGGCCGGTGGCGTTGGAGAATTTGTCGACCTCGAGCGCGAGGTCTTGGAAGTCGCCAATGGCTTTGAGGGCGAAGCCTGCGATTGCGGCGCCTGCTCCGGCGGCCATGGATGCGGCGTTGGCTTTGATGCCGTCGAACGCGGCGGCGCCTCCGGCTTTCAGTTTGTTGAGGGAGCCGTCTGCTTCGCCGACCTTGGTTCGGAAGTTGTCGAACGCGCCTTGGGCTGATTTGAGGCCGGCGTCAACGAACTCGGTGACGATAGGGATGTTGATTGCCATTAGCCGCTCCTGTAATTGTTGGCTAGGTCACGGTTCATGGCCTTCTCAACTTGTTTGATGATCGGCATCATGTTGCGCTGAATTTCGTCAATTTGGCCTTCCGCGGTGCGCCACATGAAACGAGATGGCGCGCCGAGTCGGCTAGTAAGTGCCGGTGCAAAGTTGGGTCGGCGACGGGACAAGGGTGCTCGAGATGCTGTGCCTCCGGCTCGGCCGGCCATGTCCACGATTGCGGTGGGGGCGTCTTTAGTGGTGACGCGGACGACGTTGGTGACGGTGCGACCTGGCCGGTCGACGTATCGGCGTGGCTTGCGGGTGTCCAGTTTCACCGCCACTTTCTTGCGGTTATTCCAGCCGGTTCGGCCGCGGTGATCCATGCCGGACAATGGTGCGCCGGCTGGCACTTCGGCGTTGATCGCATCGGCCAACGGTTGCACGACGTTGCGAATTTCCTTGCGGATTTCCTTGGACAGTTCCTTGTCCAGTTTGTTGAGGTCGCGGAGCGTTTCCTTGAGGCCGACAACTTGGGCTTTCACGGTGCTCCTTTCTGATCCTCTTCAACCAATTGTCGCACCATGTCCTCCACAATGGAATGAGGGCTGTCCAGCAGTTCTCGAGGCGAAATGCCGGTGCGGAGGGCCAGGGTGGCTATGAGTCGGGTTGCTTGTCCTTGGTTTTGCCTTTTGGGATGAAGTCCACATCGCCGAGTTGGTCGATAAACGACGGCCACGCCTTGCATGGCACTTTCGCCTTCAAGCACGCCTGGTAGGCGAGATAGGCGATCTGCTTGAACTTGACTTCGCGGACCATGGCCTCCATGGCCTGGCCTGGGTGGTGATCTTCCCAGGCGCAGGCCACGGCGTAGGTGACGGGCACTTCGTGTTCGGTGTCGTTGTCAAGCGTGACTTTGAGGTTCCAGCCAATCATCTGTCGGGCTCCTAACTGGTTGGGTGGATGGGATTACGGGCCGGTGATGTCGCGTGCCCAGGTGCCGCCAACAAAGTTGACGTTGACCATGGACAACTCGCCTACCGTGCCCACGATCGGCGTGAAGTTCGCCAGGAACGCGCCGGTGATGGTGTATTCGGGATTCGTGGCCGACTCGGTGGTGCCGTTGGGCGAGATGACGAGGGTGACGGCGTCGTCGCCGACCACGTCGTCCAGGGTCGCTTCGACTTCGCTGGCGCCGTAGCTGTTGAACATCTCGAGGGTCACGTCGACGGACTGGAGGCCCTTCGTGTACGAGCGGCCGGTTGCGCCCATGGCGGTCACTTCAAGCTGGTCGTAGCCGATGGTGAGGGTGACGGATCGCACCTGGTCCGAAACGTCGACCGCGCCGATGGCGACGGAGGCGTTGGACAGGACGACTGTGGTGGTAGCC